ATAATAATAATAATAAGTAAAAATAGTACATTCTGTTCTAGAAATCTACTGTTTTTAGATAGGACGCGGTGGTGCGAGACCCTTTTTTAGCACTTGCGAAAACCTTGCCTTGCTCTGCAAAATATGACCCCCCCCCCCCCCTCTAAAAACAGTAGATTTCTAGAACATAACGCTCCAAACGCCCTGTTTATGCGGGTCAACTTGTAGCCAATGGCAGCAGAACCTAACATACCACTAGAACAGAATTTAGAACAAAATCACCTCATCCTACCGTGAATTACTATATAACGTCCTTGTTAAGTGCCTTTTAGTAGCTTGAAACCCGCATGGATAATAGCTATGCTACCCAAAACATACTGCTAGCATAGCTGTGCAGCCATCACCGTTGAAAGCCTTTATCCATGCGGGTTTGCTACCCAAAACATACTGCTGGCTTAGCTCTCAGGGCAGTTGCTAACGTCCTTGTTAAGTGCCTTTTAGTAGCTTGAAAGCCTTTATCCATGCGGGTTTGCTACCCAAAACATACTGCTGGCTTAGCTCTCAGGGCAGTTGCTCAGCTTCTCTTAGTGGACTTCATTTAATCAATTCTTAAATGACGCAGTCAGGGGCGCGCACTCACAGAATAGAACTGGCTTCAAATACAGGGTTTGTAAACTTAGCGCGTTCATAACTTCGCCTAAGTATGTCATTACACACACACACTCAGAAGAGAACTGGCTTCAAAAACGCAGGGCGAAAAAAAACCCACAAAGCCGGAGCCTTGTGGGTTGGCACTACAAATTACTTAGCGTGATTCCATACCGCTAAGAACGCTACCTTCGCATCAGAAAAGCGCTTTTCATTCGCTGATTCATCACCCCTCGAACTAGCCACTTTGCATCGCTTATACAAAGTGTCAAAGGTATCTTTGAGGAACACGTCAAACTCTTTTGTTGTAGCTCGTTCTCTTGGTTTGTCCTCATTCCTGATTTTTTTAGCTAATACCCTCAAATCAGAGATTCTATTACTGACGTACTTAGAGAACTTGTCACGCCACACACCAATGATTGCTTTCAGCGCAGGGTTATAGTTATCTGATTTATCATTGGACAACGCCCCATAAGCCTGCTGAGTGTATGACATCGCGACACCAACACCCATTCTGGTCTTACCTTTTAAATCTGCGCCGTTAGTTAAACCCTCAACAGGGAAATAATTATTATCAACAAGAGCATATTCGATATCAGGGTTATTTTCTGCAAACCGCAATTGATAACCCTTTACAAGTTCCAATTTTGCCTCATCGGGTAACTCGTTAGGGAATGACGGGATACGTTCCATCACAAACAACGTTAATGAACGGGTAACGTCAGCACTACGGGCTTGAGCATATCCCGCGTCGGCAAGTGATTTCAATTCGATTGTAGGGGTAACAATTTTCTTTGACATAATTTTCTCTCAATAAAGATTGATAAACTGGAAACAGAATTGCATCCAGTGAGATACTTATACTCGATAGTAGCACCATAAGTAAAGTTTCAGGGTATGGTGAATCACTATTAAACCCGCTCGCACGGCACGCCCGCCGCGAAAAGAACTGGCATCAAGTGGCGAAAAAGAAGAGAGCCGAAGCTCCCTGTTGATTAGCACTCTAGTGTTTCAAGGCGGCGGGCTACTAAGTTATGGTACTTGTAGATCACTACTTCTTCGTCCCGCAAACTACATGCTGCCCATTCGAGCGCATCTTTTAATGTCCATGAGTAATGAACTTCGTACACTACATCACCGAAGTACGGTTTAACATACATAATCGTATAAGGTGAAAACCAATTCAATGCGAACTTCTTGATTGCGTTAAGCATCTCATTCTCCGTGTAACCAAGCGTGATTGCTTGGCATGTATTACTTATAGCTGATATCTACCCCATAAGTAAAGTTTCAGGGGATATAGCGCAACCCCCACCCCCCAAATTCCCTAGTAGGAGTCCCGCTCTGTATTACTCTAAGACAAGCTCAAATCACTTTACGTTTTTTGAAAACACCCCCATACAAAATAAACGGGCTACATAAAAAAATATTTCGCAAAAATCTTCAATAACTTGGCTAAGTCAATCTTAAGTTCTATTTTTATTTTTAACATATCCACATCCCAAACTTGTATTTATGTTTGCTTGTACGTGCCATAATATTTCCGTGGGGTCAGGTCTTAGCCGCCTGATATTACAAAGGACGTTGCTCCAAAGGTTCTGGCACGCACCTGCACTCTTCGTCCTGCGTTTTGTTGTCTAATGAAAATTGTGCTTTATCAAAACCCACTTGCTTATTTATAAAATAAAGCTATACTCTACGTAACTGCACCCAAATGAGCAGACATGACTGAGTACGTACCTGAAATAGAAGAGGACATCCCTCTACCCAAGAACGCCGCTGATGCGTTCCCAGAGTTGTCGCCCGCAGAAGAGTTAAACATGCGGGTCAACGTCGTTAAATTATTTTCTGATATGACGGGTCAACCACTCACTCCTACACAAGATGATGTAGATCAAGCTACTTATTTAGCTAGAGAAATGATTGAGAACCCCCGTCAGCGTCCCAATTTTGCTAAATACCCGAACGAGACCCTTGCATTCTTGGCGGGTATGGTCGCGCAGATGAATGTATCTATTGTTGATGATCTTGCTGATTTGAAGATGTACGTTGTCAATAAGCTAGTCAATGAGGTCGAGAACGCAAGAGATGCAAAAACTAGAGTAGCGGCTCTATCTAAGCTAGGTGAGGTAGATGGTGTTGATGCGTTTAAAAAGCGCACTGAGATGACAGTCAAACACCAGAGCATTGAAGAGGTTGAGAAAGAACTATTAGATACTCTATCTAATATAGAGGGTAAAGTCATTGACGTAGAGGCTCGTGAGATAGTGTTTGGCACCCGAGAAAAATGACTACACCAATAAAACTGACTCCTGAAGACCTAATGCGCTTGCGCATAGCACTGCCGACAATGCCTGATAAGCAAAAACGTAGGGTATTGCAGCTAATTAAGACCTACGAAGGTCAACTAATACAAACTTTAGGTAAAGATAACTTTTTAGACTTCATACATCATGTGTATCCGGGGTATAAAGTTGGTCCGCACCACCTACAGTTAGCCCAGATATTTGAAGATATCGCTGCAGGCAAAAAGAAACGCGTCATAGTTAATATTGCACCGCGTCATGGAAAGTCAGAGTTAATATCCTACCTCGCTCCGGCGTGGTTTCTGGGTAAATACCCGCAGAAAAAAATTATTATGGCCTCTCACACCGCTGATTTGGCGATTAACTTTGGTCGTCGGGTGCGAAACTTAGTAGGTTCTGAGGCATATAGGGATATCTTTCCGCAAATTGAACTGCAATCCGACTCTAAATCAGCGTCACGCTGGGGGACAAACTTTAACGGTGAATATTTTGCTATCGGTGTTGGAGGTGCTCTTGCTGGGCGCGGTGCTGACCTATTTATTATTGATGACCCTCACTCGGAGCAGGAGGCAAAGACTGGTAGATCAGACGTTTTTCTTCCTGCTTGGGAGTGGTTTCAGTCTGGCCCTCTACAGCGTCTTATGCCGGGTGGGGCAATCATAGTTGTGATGACACGATGGTCGAAACTTGACTTAACTGGACAGATTGTTACTCAGATGGACCGCAACGACGGCGTTGATAAGTGGGAGGTAGTTGAGTTCCCCGCTATTAATGACAACGGCGAGGCGTTATGGCCTGAGTTTTGGGATGTAGAAGAGTTATTATCTAAGAAAGCTGCACTAGACATTAGGTATTGGAACGCGCAGTATATGCAGAAACCTACTTCGCAAGAAGGGGCGCTAATTAAGAGAGAGTGGTGGAATATATGGGAAAAAGAAGACCCACCGCACTGCGAATTTACTATTATGGCGCTAGATGCTGCCCAAGAAACTAATAATAGAGCCGACTATAACGCCTTAACAGTATGGGGCGTGTTTTTTAACGAAGAAACTAACAACTTCAATATTATTTTGCTCAATTCCATAAAAAAGCGGCTTGAGTTCCCAGAGTTAAAGAAACTTGTACTAGAAGAGTACAAAGAATGGGAGCCTGATTCCTTTATTGTTGAGAAGAAATCTAACGGAGCCGCGCTGTACCAAGAACTACGACGTATGGGCGTTCCGCTCGGGGAGTTCACACCGGGTAAAGGACAGGATAAAATTAGTCGTGTGAATGCTGTCTCAGATTTGTTTTCATCAGGTATAGTTTGGGCACCAGACAGACGGTGGGCAAAAGAAGTAATAGAAGAATGTAATGATTTTCCAAGCGGGGCCAATGATGACCTCGTTGACTCTACGACTTTAGCTTTAATGCGGTTCAGGCAAGGTGGTTTTATTCGTCTCCCAAGTGATGAACCGGAAGAAGATCATCTATATTCATATCGCAAGAAAGCTGCGTACTACTAAGGAATAAAAATGGCAATTGATAAAAGTTTGTACGAAGCCCCACAAGGTTTAGACGCTCTAGATGAGATGAACAACTCAACACCTGAGCTAGAGATTGAGATTGAAGATCCTGAGTCGGTAACGATTGGTCTAGATG